CCAACCATGACGTGAGCATCGGTTTCGAGCATGCCCACATCGGCGTGCAGTCCGGAAACGGCACATCAGGGCCAGTGAATCCATGACAGTCAGAAAACTCGACGCAGACGGCGATCTGGCCTTGGGCCAAGACAAGCTGATCACTGGCTACACCGCAGAAGAAGTCGCCCAGAACGTGCGCACCCGGCTGAAATTCTTCCTTGGCGAATGGTTCCTCAATACCGCTGACGGCACTGACTGGTTTGGCGGCGTGCTGGGCAAAGGCTCGGCGCTGGCATCGAGGGAGGCGGTGATTCGGGCACGGATACTTCTGGCCCCGGGCTGCGCCGGCATGACCTCCTTCAGCATCACCACGGACATCGCGACCCGCGAACTCACCGTCACCGCCACCATCGTCAGCGAATCTGGCGGAAGTGCCGACATCAACTACGTGCAGGCGATCGTGTAATGGCTGAAATCACAGACCAAGGCATCACCGGCAACTCGCTCAACGACTACCTGGCCGACATCAAACAGAAAGTTCTCGCGGTCGATCCGGATTGGAACCTTGATCCCGACTCGCCGGACGGAGAGCTGGTCGGCATTGAAGCCGAGCTGATGGCGAACCTGGACGAAGGTCTGGTAGCCGCCTACCGCAGCAAGGACCCGGACAGCGCCACTGGTGAGGCGCTGCGCGACATTGGCAAGATATCCGGCGTACAGATCCGCGCAGCCACCTACTCAGTGGCGCCGATCACCATCACTGGCCCGGCAGGAACAGCGCTCCCCGCGCTGTCGCAGATTCGCAGCAAGGTAGATAACACGCTGTGGCTGACAACCTCGGCCATTGTCATCGGGATCAGCCAAAGCGCTACCGGGTTCGCGACCTGTTCCACATCGGGGCGAGTTCTGGCTGCAGCCGGAGAGCTGACCATCATCGGCACTCCTTATCCCGGCTGGTCGTCCGTCACGAACGGTGAAGCCACTCCCGGAGAGGCGGCAGAATCTGATGTCGAGTTCAGGTCGCGGCGTAACAACTCCGTAGCCCTCGCCGGCAGCAACATGAAGGACAACATGCTGGCCAGCATCGCCAACGTTGCAGGCGTTACGGATGTAAAGATTCTGGAGAACAACAGCGACTCTCCTGCCGACCCGGACGGAATCCCGTACACGGCAATCGCTGTGATCGTGAACGGCGGATCTGATGCCGACATCGGCAAGGCGATGTACGCGAAATACAACCCGGGCACGCCCATGTACCCGCGCTACAGCACCAAGACCGACACATGGGTGGATCCGCCTGGCGCCACTGGCGTGAAGGTCGAGGTTACCTCGGCGGCCACCGGAAACGTTGAGACAATGACCTTCCAGCGTGCTGTTGGGCTGCCCGTCTATGTGGCCTTGGATATCAAAAAGGTCGGCAATCTTCCCAGCGACATCGAGGATCGGCTGAAAACGGCCATCATCGAGGACTCGACCAAGACGCTGTTTTCGGGCGAGTCGGTCGCAGGCTTCAACCAGGGCGGCTATGACATCGGGGAGCTTGTTCCGGTGGGCAGGCTGTACACCCCGGTGAACAAGATCCTCGGGCAGTACGGCGACAGCTACATCATCAGCCTCACTATCGGCCTCAGCGCCGGTAGCCAAGGCCTTGTTCCGATTCAGCCTGGTATTGCCCAAATGGCGACCTTCGACGCCGATAACATCGCAGTGACGGTGACTCTATGAATATGGACCACGTCGAGCGCGCCAAGAGGCGGATCATCAACCAATACCGCGGGAAGCCGCGGATGGTTAAGTGGCTGACCCACTTGCCGCAGGTGGCTAATGAAAAGCTTGAGCCCGCGATCGATCAGATATACGGCAGCTACGATGTCGACAGTGTCACCGGCGAGCAGTTAGATGTCATCGGCCGGATCGTAGGGATTCCGCGTCCCATCCTTCGCGGTGCAGCCTATGACGTGTTCGGCTACGCGGGCAATGACAGCTACACCAACTACAACGTCGCGCCGTACATCGGAGCCGGCGCCGAGATCGACGCGCCGCTGAACAATGACCTTTATCGAAAACTGATCAAGGCCAAGATCGCGCGCAACGTCAGCGACGGCACAAGCGACAGCATCATCCAGCTGCTCGAAATCGTCATTGGCGTGAAGGTCACTGCGCTGTCGAGCAATGGCGACAAGTCGTTCGACATCGGCATCGCCTCGGAACTGGACAACACCACCCAGTACCTGTTGGACAACTTCGATCTGATTCCTCGGCCGCAGGGCACACGTATCGGCCAGATATTCATCCTGCCGACGAACATCGCTGCCATTGAACAATCGTCGAATCACATCTACCAATTTTCGAACTTCACCCTTCCAGGAGACCTGGCCTGATGGCAAGACAGCCTTTCAACAAGCGCTGGGCTGAGGGCGTAGAGTCCCAGAACAGCTCGACCGTGTTTCAGGCGCCCGGTGATGTTCGGCTGACTACCGGATGGGAAGGCGGCCAGGACAAAGACGCACCGCCAGCAGGGCAGGAAAACTGGTGGCACAACCGCGTAGACAGCGCGCTTCAGGATCTGGAGCGTCGCGGAGCAATGACCTGGCATGCCGAAGCGGTTTATTCCGTTGGAGCTCCGTGCTACGCCGATGACGGCCTGTATTACGAGTCGATCCCAGACGGCAACGTTGGCAACTCACCACCGAGCAGCAATTCGTACTGGCGTCTGATCGGCGCAAGCCTGTATTCCAGCTTCACAGTTGGGGAATATAAGGACGTCGCCCATAACGGCTCGCCTGACTCGGGCTGGCTAAAATGCAACGGCGCGTTGTTGCTCCGATCGGCATACCCGAAGCTATTCGCCAAGATCACCACCGACTATAACACCGGCGGCGAGCTCAGCACCCAGTTCAGGCTTCCCGATTGGCGCGGCATGTTCCCACGCATGCTTGATGACGGTCGAGGCGTCGATACGGGGCGAACCCTGGGGAACGTGCCGCAGCCCAGCCAAAACCTCCAGCACTCACACAGCGCATCCACTGCAAGCGCGGGCGCACACGTTCACCAGACAGAGTTTGCGCGCGAGAAGGTTGCCCCTTTCCCGGCGGAGAACGCGGTACTCGGTGACCAGATTACCGATGGCACCCAGTTCAATCCGACCAACTCGGCAGGCGCTCACACCCATACCGTCAGCATCGGCACGAACGGTGGCACCGAAGCACGTTCGATTAACTTGGTCCAAGTCCGATGGATCCGATACCTATGAGCCAAAAGACGGTTTATCAATATGACGCCGATGGCTGGTACATGGGCGAGACGCTGGCCGACGCTGACCCGATGGTTCCCGGAAACTGGCTACTGCCAGCCGGGACAACTGAAACCAAACCTCCAATTTTCACAGCGAACAAGACCCCCAAGTGGGTCGGGTACAAGTGGAAGCTGGTAAGCCCGCAGGTGTGACATGGAAATGAAGCGCAAACGTAAATTCAGCGACAAGATGGAGAAATTCTGCCTTGCCTACGTTGAAACCGCGAATGCCGCCGAGTCATACCGCATCGCCTACAGTACCGCCAATATGGCCACGGCCACGATTGGCCGCGAAGGGTACAACGTCCTTCAACTGCCTCAGGTTCAGGAGCGGCTGGCAGAGTTGCGCGAGCGCGTAATGGATCGTCACCAGATCACCGTTGACACTCTCCTGCTTGAACTGGAAGAAGCCCGCAAGGCAGCTTTATCGGCGGAGACGCCACAAGCTGCCGCCGCCGTAGGGGCGACGATGGGTAAGGCCAAGCTGCTGGGCCTGGATAAGAAAATCGTTGAGCTGACCGGCAAGAATGGCGGCGCGATCGAAACCAAGTCGCAGGTCACGGTGGACAAGAAAACCCTCGAATCTGTTCTCGATCGCCTATGACCGCGCTTCTCGACTGGGAAACAATGAGTCGGGAGGAAAAAGAAGCATCCAAAATGATCAGCGAGCATTCCCCGCTCGCGTTCATGCGCGTCTTTTTCCAGATCAATCAGGGGATGAAGTTTCTGTGCAACTGGCATCACCGCTACATGGATTACACCGCCCAGCAGGTCCTGCAGGGCAAGCTTAAGAACGTCGTCTTCAACATGCCACCAGGTGGCACCAAGACCGAATACTGGTCGATCCACCTACCTGCATACGTGATGACGAAGTTCGACCGGACGCGCAATCTGAGCGTTTCCTACTCGAAATCGTTGGTCGAAGAGAACTCCAACCGCATCAAGTCGATCATCACCAGTGCGGAATATCAGGAGCTCTGGCCCTGCTCACTGGGGAAAGCTGACGTTGCGAACTGGATCGTCACCGACGACAACGGGCGCAACAAGCACCAGATCTTCAGTCGCTCAACCGGCGGCCAGATCACTGGCGTCCGGGGCGGATACATCTCCGAAGGCTTCAGCGGATTCATCAACCTCGATGATCCGGAGAAAGCCGACAGCGCATTCAGCGCAACCATGCGCGCCAAAGCCCAGCGGATCGTGGTCAACACGCTACGCAGCAGGCGGGCATCACCTGATACCCCGGTGATCT